TTTAATAACCTCTCATATCACCTGTTTAATAATACTAATATAATATAAAAACCAAGCAACTATCGTAACAGTTAGCTTAATTGCACTCTATAGATAAGTACTGCAATTTCAAATAATTATAACAATACCCCCCAGTGACATGTATGAGTGGTTAATGTAGCGATTATAGATTGCTACTATAACACCTTACATGCATATTCATATAGTTTTTCAGTAGTACTCAAAGTAAGATTATCAATATCACGTTTCCCTTGTCTTAACTGTGATAGTACGTATTGCGATACGCCTGCATCTTTATATATTCTATATCCTGTTATGTCACTTTCGATCAATTCAATTATTTTTAGTTTGTAGTCACTCATTTTATCTACGTCCGTTCTTCTTATCTAAATAATAAAAATGTGTTTTTCTTCCTATAAATAGCAAAAATGGTAGGCTTAATATAAACAACGATAAATACATTTGCTCTGTCATAATTGAAAACCTCCATAATTTATTATATACTTCAAGTGTAGGGAGGAGCCCTAAGGATCCAAACATAATTTTATTCTTTGTTGTTTGGCTTTCGGTCTAGGTAACCGAGATGCCATTTTCTAAGTTGTTTTAACACTTCTGGAACAACCAGTACTACCAATACTGGATTTTCTAGAAGTGTTTTTATTATGTCTATCACGAGGCTTTCACCCCCCTTACACATAACTTGTAAGTCAATAACTAACTTACAAACACAATTATACTAAACAATCGTTTAGTATGCAAGCTATTTATTTTAAATTTCACATAAAAAATTAGGGCAGTCGCTAGGACTACCCTTGATGACGTGGTGGTATATTTATTTTAACATATTAGTTAATAGTTCCCCATAACTCACCAACACTTTGGTTGGGAGGAGCTACACCATTCCATGTGCGAATAGGAATGTAATAAAGAGTATTTTGCCATTCGTATTCAAGCCATACATGGTTATCTTGTAAAAGCACGCTAGTATAATCACAATAACCACCTGGTTGGAAATCGTAAGCATGTGGACAACTTCTAAATGGCCCAACTGTCCTAACCATTATCGGTTGACTACCATTGGTAAAACGCGCTTTCTCAGACATGTACCATGTGCCATAACTATTTTTACGCCACGCACCTGCTACAGTTGATTTAGTATTACTTGATGCGCTTGTACCTTTAACTACAGTTGCTACAGGGATATCTCCATTCATATAGCTACGAATCTGCTTAATAAAGTAATCCTTTAATTTCAGTTGCTTGTCTTTAGGTAATAAACCTTGAATAACTGGGTCAAAACCAGTGTGAAGTTTAGCAGAACGATGAGGACAACTTGTCGCATAATATTCACAATGCAACATCACTGTATTTCTATTTGCAGGTAGACCCCACTTTTTAAGTAAACGTGCTGCCTCTTGAAATGCTGCTTGTTCGTTTTGTAAGAAGGTTTTATCATCTGCACCAATAGACTGACAAACCTCTATACCGTATCCGTTCTTGTTCCCATATTGATTAGCAGTGTGCCAACCAATTTGACTTTCGTCTAGCGCCTGCCAAACTGTACTACCACTAACATAACTGTGTGCTATTCCTGCCTCTAATCTTGATAGTGGTGCATTAACCAGTCCGTTTCTGTACGCCTCTGCAGTCGCTCCTTTACTACCAGCATCATTATGGATAACAATAAATTTTGGGTTATAACCACGTTTAGGTAAGTTATAGCCTTTTACATAATCTTTAAAGTAATTTAGCTTTTTAGCTTTACGTGTCACTTTTTTAGTTTTTTTACTATTTTTTGTTACAGATTGAACAGAACGTGTTTGTCCTTCTTTTTTATATTTAGGACGGATAAACCACATAGGGAAATCGTAATTGTGAATTATGCGTTGAGCTACTTCTGTTTTAGCAAGTCCGCCACCAAACCAATTTTGGTCTAAAGATAGAAATTGATTATAACTCCCATCGTGGTTACCCTCTAAAACAATAGCCACATGGCCATAACCACCACCATAATTTCGATTGAAAACAACTACATCTCCAGCCTTCGCTTTGAATTCAACCGTGTTTTGATAAACAGTTGCTTCACCTTTGAAATTGTTGACGTTAGGGATGTCTGCAGCACCTTCTCCTTTTAATCCATGACCAAATAATTCATACCAATACATATTTGCTTCATCGAAGCATTGCCATCCCCAACTTCCATCGAAGTCCCAACCTTTACCTTCTAAACTGTGAATGTATTTAACAGCTTCTTTTTCTGTTAAGTTTGCAACCATTATTTAACCTCCTCGTGTAAACGAGATTGTCCATACATTAAATCTTCGTTATTTTCATAATCTGCTACATCCCATTCTATTTCATCACTATCGTCAGTAAACGGTTCGTTAGTGTCGAAAACTTCAGGTTTCACTGCGCCTGACTCACTTTTAAACTGTACTGGATGCGTTTCTTCGTTTCGTGGTGCATTTAAATCTAGGTCTATACCCGCGTCTGACACGCCTTTAGTGTTTGGATTAGTAATAATGCCTAAACCTGCTAAAAGCGTTAGAATAGTGCCTAAAATGCCACTGACGCTTTCTAATTGATGTGATAAATCAACACCGAAAATTTCACTAATTTGTTTGATAAGCAATAATACTGTTCCTACTAAACTTGAAACAATTGCACCGTTTTTTAGTCTGTTGGACCAATTTATTTTCATTTCTTTACCTCCATAAAAAAACCGGCATCAAAGCCGGTTGAATGTTATTTACTTTCAAAGAATAATTTTTTATCTTCAATAGGGTGGTCGTTATAAATGTATTTAGCTTCGAGTGTGCCTGTTGATGTCTTAGCTAACATTTCGCATATATCGATGTCATTTGTTATATTGTCGTGTTTAGGTAAGGATATCACTGTATTGTCTTCACCTTCATTAATATACGTAACAGTTGCATCTACTTTAAATTGAGGTGATTTAGGCGTTGCAGTATCTGAGCAAGATTCTAGAAACTTATCTAAATTGAATAATTTTCTATTGGATAAGGTGTTTATATAATCGTTAAAAGCGAATTCGAAAGCGCTTTTTGTATAATCATCTAATTCATTGCCGTCAGTAAATACTGCAACTCTAATTGGTGTTGTTGGAACATCTAAATTTTCTAACAACCAATAATCCATTGTTTTCTTATTATATAAATAGTCCTCTTTCATAATCTTCACTACTTCTTCAGCTACTGGTTTGGCTAAAAGTTCAATCCATTGGTTGCTCTCTTTATCAAAAATTTTAGGTATCGCTTGCATTACTCTTTACCTCCATTTGTATCAATCCATATTTTATTTGTGTCTTTAGGTGCTTCGTCACTAATTACAAAGTCCGATGAATCTCCATTTACTTCTGTTTGTTTTAAATATCCGTTTTGTATAGCGTATTCAGTTAGTTCTTTCCAAAGATCGTGAGTTTCAACATTTATGAACCCCATGCCTATAGCACTCTCCTCAACTTGTATTTTCGTTTTACTATCACTAGGGAAACAATATTGGTTGTCGACCCATATTTCCAATGTGTAAACGTCTGAAGGTAGAATTTTATCAATCACTAAATCGACTACATAGCTAGATTTTTCTTTATTGACTTTTGTTTCATAGATGTATTGAACACCTTTAGAGTTAATCAGATAAGCCTTTGCAGGTTTATCTTTAATTTCTAGGTCATCATCATTTGAATCAGTTAAAATGTAACGCATAACAGAAAAGTCACCCTGTTTAATGCGATTACCATCGTTTGAATCATTTAAATTAAGTACATTCGTTAACATATGACACCTCCATAATAAAAAACCAACCTATTAAGGTTGGTTTATACATGTGCTTTCTCTGGGTCGTAGTCGACGCCAGTCATTTCTTTATATTCCTCTGGTGTTACATAGCCTCTTTTAACAAATAATGCAAATTGTTCATTTGTATAGAAACCCATTTTATAGTATCTAATGCCGATATTACGCATTAACAGACCCTCCCATGATTGTTAGTGTTAAATTTGCGACATCTTCTTGTGTTGCTTTAAGTTTTTCTTGCGTTTGTAACAATTCGAGTGATAAATCGGCGATCAATTCATCTTTATTGTTGTCTGGTTCTTCTTTTTTAGGTTGCTCATCATCTTCAATTTGTTGTTTTTTCCATTCCTCATACGGTGTTCCAATCCATTTTCCACCGTCAAATTTAACCGGCCAATACAAACTACTTGGTGGCATGATTTCAGTGTATAAGTCTTTATCGTATCTTTCTTTACTTTCGTCTATAAGAAAGGGTTTTCCGTCAGATTTTCTAAAAATTTGTATCATCTAAATACCTCCTAAACCATGTATGTGAGATTAATCATATAAGTGCTTCCCGAATCTAAAGCGCCTATAATTTTCATAGTACCGTCACTAGCCAAATATGCTGCCGCACTGCTTGTTCCTATTCTTTGATTTAATTTATATTCAATATTTCTGACTGGTGTAATGTCAGAAGGCAGTTGAGCGAACACTAAGCCTGTAGATAAATTTTTGATGTTACCAATGATTTGGACTGTCTTGTTATCTCCATTCTTTCTAACTCTATATGAAACCGGTAAATATACGTCACTATATACATCAGGAGCTGCGCCGTTAACTAGAGGTAATGGAACCCAACCTGTATCTGTAGACGCTTGATTGATATAACGCCATTCTGATAAACCGTTATACGTTACTCTTTGAAGTAATTGACTAGAATTGTAGGGTTGGAAATATAGTGTGGACAATTGAGAGTCTGAACGTGTTAATTTTAAAAGCCAACCACTTGTAGAACTAACGTCGGTTGGTAAACCGGTTGTTTTAGATATATAACGTATTCCTGAAGGTAGTTTTTTAATTTCATCTTCATTACTTAAATTGATAATTGAGTTTGCATCAAAGAAGTTAGTGCCATCATCGTTTGTTAGCCTATATTTTTGACTTTGTGGATTAAGTTGAATCCAGCCTCTATCATTGTTACTAGCATAAATTGTTTTAGACCAAATAGCATTTTGATAATTCTGAATAAGGATAATATGTTTTCTACCGTTTTGACCTTTTGTAACGTTAATTTCTGCTATATAGCCTGCACCATTTGGATCAGCAGGGGCATTTACAGATTTATAGTCGTTGGGTATAGAACATTCATATAAACCGGCATCAAGTGTTTCTATCGGTTGTGACAAAGTGCCAAGCCATTTTCGACTTCCATCGTTTTCAGTAAATCTGTATTGTTGCCAGTTGCTAAAATCAGGTAATTTAGGTGTAATTTCTGCTTTTTGTTCATCTGTCAGACTTGCAAAGTCGAATGATTTACCATCTACACCATCTTTACCATTAACACCATCTCTACCATCTTTTCCAGGTGGGCCTTGTGGACCAGGATTTCCGTTAACGCCATCGATACCATTAATGCCATTTTTACCATCTTTACCGTCTTGTCCTGCTGGACCTTGTTCTCCAGTATCTCCTTTAGGTCCTTTGAAGATATCTACATTGTCTTTCATTACTTTTTCTACGATATCATCAAGTAATTCTACTCGTATTTCTTTGCCTACACTTTTAGTTATACCGCTATCGTTAACAGTAAAGTAAAAATTAGCAACATGACTGCTATCGTTATTTTCTGGGTTTTCCAAAAACAGTTTGCATTGCATCTGACCAACATGTTTAGTGATATATTCTGGAATGATATATCTTACATAACCCTCTTCAGGTTTTATTATTTCAAGAGGTTCATTAGTGAAAATAGAACCGTCTTGAGCAAAAACATGAAGTATAGGCTTAAACTTTGTTTGGTTAAAATTAACCGGAATATACTCTTGTTGTTCACTAATCAAATTTTTCTTTTTGAGATGGATATCAATAACAGATGTCTTGTTATCCATTGTGTACAGATTAACGTTTATGCTGCCTAAATCAACACCATGTTCATTGATGATTGTGTTAACTGTACCGCTTTTGTACGTTTCCATTTAAACACCTCTTTTTAATAATTTAGGGCTACATGCTGTCAGCACATAGCCCTGTTATTTGTATCTGTCTCTAATAAAATGTTCGCCTTTAATTCCGATTTTGTCATACAGATTCTTGATTGTTGCTGCCTGCACTTGCGCCCAGCGTACGTCGGTAGCGTATTGATGATTTCCTGGATGACGTGGATTCCAACGCATACGGTATAAAGTATTTTGACCTTTGCTAATAAAACCTTGTCTTACAAATTTAGCACCACCAATAATACCTTTAGCTGGAGTGGTCCAACCTCTGTTCCTAGCGTAAGTAATCGCATAGTTAGGGTTCCAATCATACGCACCAATACCAAAGTAGTTATAAACACCAGCACGACCGCTTGAGAAGTAAGATGTACCATAACCACTTTCCAGAAAGGCATGTGCAATCAAGTATATTTCATTCAAATTGTATTTCTTACAAGCATAAGCGACTGCTTTACCTTGTCCAGATAAAGAACCTTTTCCTCTCAGTATTTTATTCAGTGCTGAAACTGAAATACCTTGATATTTACCTAAATTAAGCATTTGATATTTTTGCGTTTTGCTATTCCATATTTTCAGTGAATTCATAGCATTAAGGGTTGCCGAATAACTGGCACCATACCAACCATTACCATAGTTGATTTGAGGAGATTTAGTCATTTGGATAGCTACGGCTCTTTTGAATGAATAAGCACTTCTTGAAACAACCACAGAAGGTTCTTTGCTTCCTTTTTTAGTTGTCGTTGTAGTTTTGTTTTTATTAACACTAGAAGCAGAAACAGTAACCTTAATTGTTTTTGTTTTAACTTTGTCTTTAGGAATTTCAGAAAGTAACTTCTTACTGTTTTTATATAGATATAGTAATCCATTGATTGTTTTATCTACATTTTTCTTAGGCGGCAATCCATTGAGTGATATATCCCAATCTCCATGCTCGTATACGCTTCGCCAAATATTAGATGTATCAACTTCAATAGAAGATGGTTTAACTGGTATACCTTGATATTTCATTCTGAACACCGCTTGTAGCATTGTGTGTATCTCGTTGACTATAAAATCATCTTTACTTGCTGATAAATCTTGGCAAACTTCAATGACAATATTGTCTGGGTGGCTTGGTACTTCGTACGTTTCTAATCTCGGTTGCCATATATGATTTCTATCTACGAAATAGTGTGGATATTCTTTGTCAGTTAGATATTTTTCTCTGTCAAAGTATAAGTCAAGAACTGAACACATTGTATTTGCGTTTCTTATAGTTACTTTCTTAGGGTTATGACCTCTATCTTTACCTTGAACAATATCGTGTCGGATAAATTCAGGGTAAGTTGGTTCACCATCATCTATAGTAAAATCGATATGTGTTTGTTTCTTCTTAATCGTTACTGTTTTATTATTATCTTTTGTTGTGGTGCTTGAAGTGTCAGAACCACCACTTGGTTTAGGAGGTTTTTTCTCAGCTTTATAAGGTGGTCTAACAAAATAAATGTTCCCACCATTACCGTTGTAGTTATGATTAACAAACGCTGCTCTCGAACCACTCCATTGGTTTGATCCAACCCAGTTTTGATCTACGCATTTAAAGTGTGATTTGTCACTAGGGCCAACAACTATTGCAGTATGTCCAGCCCAGCCATAAGTCCATACTGCTATATCACCAGGCTTTGGAATGAAACTAGATGTATTTCTATAAATTTTCCACGATCTATTAGGGTATTGACTGCGATTTGCCATAGCGTTTGCATTTCCCCAAGTTCTAAAATGCCAATATCTTTGAAAAATATAGTTAGGTAGATCCCACAATATTGTTACGATAGTATTCGCTACTTACTACCTTCTTCATATTTCTATGAATGTTCAGACTATATCATCAACCCAATAGGTTGCTCCCCGTTTCCACTCGCTTGAGCGTACGTCTTTCGACTAGTCGTTGCACGTTTCCTTTAAGGACTTCGCTCATGATTGCCCTCGCCTTTACGTTAGGGGTTCCCATGAATTAGAGGAGTTTTCATTAATGATTACTCACTAATGGTGCTGAAAGTTAACACTGGAACCCATATCTTCCGTCAATATCTACCCCTTTATGGTTCTTAGCCATCCATTTAGCCCAATTTACAACTTGAGAGGCAGTAGGTTTTCCACTTTTTGGTAATATTGCCATTCACACACCTACTTTCATTTTCAAAATAAAAAGCCGACACAATAGTGCCGACTTAGAATATATATTGTGCTAGTCCAATTGCTGCCCCAATTATAGTTGCTCCTCCACCGATTAAAGCTATAACAACTTGAAAATTTCCTTTTTGTTTATCAGAAATTGACTTATTTATATTTTCTAATTGTGCTTCGTGAGATTTAACTGTGTACTTTACGTCAGTGAATTCCGTCCCAACTTTTTCAATTACACTACTAATTTTCTCTAAGTGCTTTTCTAATCGCTCTTGTGATTCAAACTGTTTTTCTTGTAAACCTGTTTGTTTTTCTAATCTTTTATCAAGCGTACTATATGCTTCGATGTGTTTTCTGTCGTTTTCGTTAATTTTTTCATAAATTTTCCCAGTGTTTTGTATCCATTCGGTACGTAATACATATTTATCTTCTTCTTGAGACAATTTCTACACCTCCGTAGAACCCCATAATTCCACAAATTATAGCGAAAGTAGAAAATTGCAGAGGAAAAAGCCAATTGATAGCATGAAACACACTCGCAGATGTCATTAAGAAGTAAAAACAAGCATTGCCCCAACCCCCAATGCAAATAAGATAGTTAAATATGTTATTCAACTTTTGTGTGGGTAAAAAGAATGGTGCTGCGATAATAAAAGTGCTAAAAACCATAGCAAGTAAGCCCCATATCCAAATTGGCATGATGTGATGTAGAGCTAAATAGAAATCACTATCGTGAATAATGGTATTTGGTTCTCTTGTCCAAAAGAACCCTCTTTCAAACATAAGAGTTCCAAATCCTAAAATCATCAAAAATGATAATGAGTAAGTGATTGAATTATTTTTCATTATAAAATACCTCCTATACAACCGGATTAGATCCAGGTATTACTACTCCTTTAGTAGCGTCATACCAAGAACCCCATCTTGTCGTTTCACCCATCATGTTGCGAGAATATATTCTGTGTCTGTTATATGGCATGAATAACACTTTTTTGTATGTTTCGCTTCGTGATATCACAATAGCGTAACCACTTTGATTATCGGGATCTGGAGAATTTGTAGGGTTGTAAAGATAATAAAAACCAGTTTTATCAATCTTGTTCATTGTAGATAAATCGACGTTGTCTAACCTTATAGCAGCACCGTCTGATTCTGTAAGTGCTGATAATTGGCCTGTAGCACTCTTTATAGCTTCATTAACTTTGCTTTGTATTAATTCATCTAATCCGTCCGAAAGCGCCTTGAATTCGTCCTCATTTGCCTTCTTAGACAGTTCTGTGCTGACTTCTTCTTTCTTAGCATAATCGATTAGGTGTTCTTCTAAGTTTTGTTCAGTGATAACCCCTTCAGTTGCTGCATTTAAATGTTCGTTAACTTCTAAAACTTTATCATTGATAGTGTTAAGATAATCAGTTAATTCTGTTTCAGTTTGTGTAGCGAAATCTTGTATTTGTCCTCGTAAATCTGTAACTTGTTTGACAAATTCTGATTTTTGAGTGTTGACAAAGTTTAAGAACTCGTTCTCTGCTTCTTGAACATTTTCTAGCTCTTTAGATACTGTTTCAATTCTATCCTTTACTAAATCTACAAGGTCATCAATTTCTCGGATATATCTTATTTTAATGTCAGCATCAATTTGGTTGATTAACGCATCAGCAACGTGGAATCTAAACTCGTTAAGCACCACTGTATCTTTTCTTCCGACTGCTTTGATATATATTTGTCCAGTTACAGAAGTATCTGTAGAAGCTTTTAAGAAATCATTGTCTAAAGTTAGTCGTATAATACCTTGCATAGGGTCAACGTATTCGACTTCAACTCTGCCTGTAGAAGAACCATTATCAGAAACAAAATAAGCTGTTATCTCAGTGTTAGCTTCGCTAATCTCTAGGGGATAACTTTCCCCGTTTATTTCTCTACGCACTTGAAAAGTTAATACCGCAGTATTTATATCCATATTATAAAAGCCAATACCTTCATCAGATATTGGCTTTAAGTAAGGTTCATCAACAGTAGTGATTCTAGCTTCTTTATAAAATCCGTCCATTATGAAGCCTCCTTATTTTTTCTTTTTAGTTTTATGAATAATTTTGTTTGTCTTAGTATATGCGCTTGGTTTATTAGGATAAACTTGATGGAATGTTTTCTCTTTTTGGTTACCATACCCACCAGATTTAAGAATTTGAACTGCTGTGTGTGAATGTGATGGTGTGAAAGTGAGGTTAATAATCATATTTCTAACTCTAGCTACACCTTTTGTTCTTAAAATATCTACAACTCCCATTACTTCGTTAGAACTGTGTACTTTGTTCGGGCTTGTTGTAGAGTATTGAACAGGAGCGATTGCATGAAGTGGGATAGTATGCCATCCTTTTTTAACTGGCATTCTCACTCTGTATAAGTGACGTCTTCTACTTTTCCCGTTACCGCTGTACGAATGATAGTTTTGTACTACATAAGGTGCTACAGCTATCGTTGTATCTCTATCAACTTCAACAGTAATAGAACCATTTAACTCTACAAAACCATTAGCTGTGACTTGGAAACGTTGTTGTGTCATTAACATACGTTGATAATCTTTTTTAGCGATAAGTGAAAAAGGCTTAGTATCTTTTTTATCAAATCTACTACTATAAACTAATGACTTAACAATAGGTTGATTTGCAATTCTACCTTCTTTGTTAGTGTCTAGTTTTGATAGTTTGGAGATAATATTTCCTAAGTAATAAACTGAACGCCACATCTCTTGAGCGCCTCTAGGTTTTCCAGCTCTGCCTTCGTACACTTCAGGTAAGAAAGAGGTTGTACCATGCTTAATACCTACCCAGTTACTAAATGAGGCTAATGTACTTGAACCCCAAGTTACATAATCCCCATGATCAGATATTTCTGAAAGCATTTCAGTCATCACATTGTTAGGTTGGTTAGCAAAACGTGGATAGAATAAACAATAGTCACTTACTTGTGAAATAATATTATGACAATCGACGTGAGCTGTAATATCTCCTAAACCTTCTACTAACGCTTTCATGTTTCTACTTTCTCTCTCGCTAAAAGGTTTTGAACCTTTATAGTTTTTACCAGTAGAACGTGTACCACTACCATTTGACCAATAGTAGTCAAAGTTACGGTTTAAATCGACATTATTTACATTTTCACGTTCTTGATTAGCAAACCCCCATGGATTTACGATAGGAACCATGACAATACGCACGTTTTTACGTATATAAGCGAGTTGAGAATATTTGTTCCATTCGTTAACAACTAAATCCATAAAGCGACTTAAAGCGTAAAAAGCGCTATATTCATTGCCGTGTATACATGATGTGATGAGCAAGGTTTTTGTATAGTTTTGAGGTTTGAAGTCATAAGCATAAACGTTGTACTGATTACTTTGATCTTTACCTACATATTTTCTCGTCACGTAGTTGTTATCAATAAATTTATCATAAAATACTTTTCGGTTATCGTCAGGATCATTATTGTTAGGTGTTTCATTAACACCTTGTTCTGCACTAGCGATAAATGGGGGCGTAAACAGATAAGTAGCATCATCAGCTACATTCATCTCTTTATCTACTTTCTCATCTATTCTAGTAAAGTCATGTCTTAATCTTTCTGAAAGTATAGGGAAGTTTTGAGCGTCAATTGATGTACGACTGTCTCTCACTTCTTGTAGACCATTACCAATTGTTCCTAATACTAAATTTCTAATACGTTTACTTTGATATCCTAATTCTTGTCCTACAGTAACATTAGGACCAGTAGGCAATCTATATACAATTTGTTCAGAGTTATGAGCTTGCTTTTCGGTTTTACCATGCTTTACTAATATTTCTTCAATATTAGTTAGCATGTCTCGTATAGCAATGTAATTGAGTTCATTTTCTCTCACATACCGTGAACTAAATAAAGTATCTAGCTTGGTATATATTGTTTTACGCATTGCTACGCCTCCTTAACTTGTAGTTTTCCGTCTTTATCTATCGTAATGTTATAGTACTTGCCGTCTTCGCCTTGCATTTTAAGTCGATTGTAATGGAGTCTGTCTACTTTCTTTTTATCATTGTTACTCATTAAGCCAGATACTTTATCAGTTGCTTTAGGTATCACATACTTATTAAATCCACTTTTAGCACTAGCAATGACTTGCCATGTTTTTCCTCGGTCATGAGACACTCTGAATTTTCCGTTCCTGTTATATTCAAGTATGTGATCTTTTTCTACAATCGCTCTAATTCCATTCTCATTGCCGTGTAGTGCTTTATTAGAATCAATAGACTTTCGAGTGGAAGTGATAGCAGCATTTGCTTTTGCGTATGTTGTTCGATATGAATTGGCAAATCCTCCACCTAAACCACCTACAACTTGTGCTGCTTGACTAATTCGTTCTAAATAGCGGTTGTGACGATTGAAATCTCCTAAAGTTACGTCTTGTTTTACTATCTTATTTTCAGCGTCTCTAATAGTCTTAACTTCGACTATTCTCATAAACTCATTGATGCCAAGTATAGAGTGCTTAACTTTTACAATGTCTGCAACTCTAGGCACTGCATTAGGATAATGTTGTCGCAAAGCTATAAAGTCTAAAGTTAAAGAGCGCTTTATAGACGAATTAATGACTGCTTGTAATCTAGCACGCATAATATCTGGATCAGTAATAGAACCATCTTTAACTGGTGGTGCATCAAATCTACCGTAATCTTTCATATTAGGGTGCTCAAATTCAACAATAAGACCTGCACCATCTAAACCCTCTTCATCAGTATATGAACCGTACCCTTTAACATAGGTATACATTTGACCACTATCTTCTTCTAATTTCATATTGTTGGCGTTAATTTCATCGTCTATATGATAAGTTGCTCTTTTTTCTAAATATGGCGTAAATTCAAAAGTATATGTGTTTGTTTTGTAATCATGATGTATATCAAACTCTAAGTCCCATGCCTCTAAACCTTTTTTTAGTAAATCTTCGACACTTTCTCCCTCGCCAGAGTCTTTAATTTCAGATACAAATAAATTACTAGGCACTTTGTATTTAAGACCAGTACCTTTGAATATTTTCTCAAAAAAGTCTGGTGGTTTATGTGGCCCGTCTATTTTGTCATATACTCTTTTTCTCTTAATGATATCTATTGGCTTTTCTCTAAGTGTTACAGTAACTTCTTGATTTCTACCATGTGTTTGTCTATCGATGATATAAGCAACATACTCTCTTTTGTCGTTAGGTCCAGTAAGTTGTGTTAACGACCAACGCTTATCAATCCCACGTATAACGTTATAGTTATATTTATCTTCAAGTAATTTACACTGTACAACTGTTTCAGAACCTAATTTAGATGTGGTAGTTGTAGTAACATAGACTGGCTCTCCTATACCTCTTATCGGGCTAAATAATACTGGCATTTAATAACCACCTACTTATAATAAAATTTCATATCGAACGTTACTGATTTAACTTGTTGGTTAAAGGCGAAATCATTCCAACCAGGATAAAACTTAGGTTGTGCATTAGAACAACGATGATTGATTGGGGTTCCATTACGCCATGTTTGAACACCGTCATACACGATTTTATCGCCTTTTTTAAGGTTTATATTACTAATTTTCATGTAATCCGATTTCCCTAATGTGAACTGAAAACTTTCTTTACTGCTTACACTTTTACCTAGAATGATTGTTACTTTTTTGTAAAGTTTAAACTCATTATTAGGAACATTTCCGTGGTAATAAACACTGTTATTCCAACAATTAGTAAAAGTATAAGTTCTCTTGTCACTTTCTTCGTCAAATGGAACTAGCATGTCATTAGACCACAGCGCTTTATTAGGCTTGTTTTCTAAGTCCAATGAAGTTCCTATACTTTCGGCAAATGGTATCTCAATCGTTTCGAAAACTAAATCAAAATTAATAACTTTATCCTTGTTTTCTGGAGTTATAACAGATGAGCATTTAACCTGATATTGTTTACCACTAGTGTAAAAATTATCATTCATCATATTATGATCAAATATTGGATAACCGTATTTGTCATATGATTGATAATCTTCTTCAGTAGGTTGTAAAAAACTGTAGTTATGTTCTTCTGCGTACCTAAGCTCTCTTATCCAAACGGGCTCGGTGTTAACAGTCAAATCATAAAATTTATCTCTTAATCTTGGTATATCATTAAGTTTCGTACTAACTACATAGCAGGGTATCGTAATTTTTCTTTTACGATACTGACTGCTAAGTAACATACGACCACTTGTGTTTTCTTTTGTTTCATAGTTGTCCTCTATCTCCGGACTTTCGATGACAATATCTTTCACTCGAAAACCGAAGTCAGACAACTTATATTTATTTCCATCTTTTTGTTTGATTTCTAAATCCATTGCCTGACCTCCTAGAATGTGAATGTTGCATCTCTATCTGCATTTTGTCCGTTGACAATATGAGTTAAAGCGTCGTTGTTAACATCCATTTTTACAGTTACAACGCGTTGTGATGGATTTGTTTTATATTCGTGAGTATGAGTGATATTAGCATTAGCTGATGCGCTCGCACTCTTAAGGTCTCTTTGTATACTTGGTACATTTAGACTTGGATCAAAAGCATCAGATACTCTTTGAGCCATTGCACCCATGCCTGATATCACACTTTTTCCTTCACTATTAATACCAATAGCGAAACCTTCCATTGTGTAACCACCAATTCCTTTGAACACTTTTGATGGAGAGTGAATGCCTAATGCGCTTTTAGCAGCATTTACGGCTTTTTGTGCTACATTTCTTGCAGCATTAACTACCCAAGACATACCATTCATAATACCGTTAACTAATCCATGCATTAAATCAAGTCCGGCGCTTATCATACCACCGACAAAGCTACGAACAGCATTTACCGCGTTGTTAACGCCATTTCTAACAGTATTGACCACATTCATAAATCCATTTACTACTGAACTTACTATGCCATGCATAGCTGAACCTATAGAACTAAGCATATTCATAAATCCGCTAACTGCTGCATGAACAGCACCCATTACAGCATTTATAATTGTGCTTTTAATTAAATTCCATAAAGATGAAATTAAAGAAGAAATCGAAGTCATAATAGAACTTGTAATAGCGCTTAATCTCGACCAATTTCCAGTAACGATACCAACGATAATCGCAGACACAACTTGTATAATTCCTTTGATAACATTCCATATAGTAGATACTATGGTAGAAATAACACCAAATATAGTAGAAGTTACAGTTGAAATCGTTGTCCAAGCTGTTGTAACGATAGTAACGATGATGTTAACAATAGTCATGACCACAGTTGATATCGCAGTCCAAATAGTTTGTGCGATAGTAACAAGAACCGTCCAAATTGTTTGTGTAACTGTAACAATTGCCGTCCAAACTGTAGTAATAATTGTAACTAAAGTTGAAATTATTGTAGTTATCACTGTGACAATGGCCGTCCAAATAGTTTGTGCTATTGTAACTAGGGTCGTCCAAATTGTCTGCGCTACAGTTACGATTGTCGTCCAAATGGTAGATAGAATTGTAACTAAAGTAGTGACTACGGTTGTGATTACCGTGACGATGGCATTCCAAATAGTTTGCGCTACTGTAGTAAGTATGCTCCATTGCATTTGAGCCATACTAACGATAGATGTCCATAGATTAGCTAAGAACGAGACTAAACCAGTAACTACAGTTTTAACAACGTTAACAATACCGTTCCAAATTGCACCTGCTATGCTAGCTAATGGACCAAATATTGCGCTAAAGCCATCTACAATGTTTTGCCATGATTGTTTTAAGTAATCTCCTAAAATGCCCCAAATATTCTTAGCCATTTCAACGATAGCTTTCCAGATTTCAGCACCTGCTTTAGAAATTGTTTGCCAAGCACCGCGCCAATCTCCAGATAATAACTGAAGAAATGCAGTTATAGTGCCAAGAATGACTTCCATCGCAATTTTAATAACTGCCTTTATAATTTCCCAAGCTACCTTAACCACTGCAACAACAGTATTAAATGCTTGTTTGATCATTGGTGCAATAACTGTAACTGCTGCTTCTACAATTGAAACGATATCATTCCAAGTTTGTTGGAAAATAGGTGCTAATGGCGCTAATATTTCTTGAGCACGTCCTAATAGGTCTCCTAAGAAACCGATGACAGCTTGTATTGCTGCTCCAACAGCACTTTTAATAGCGTTCCATGCTCCTATTACTGCATTACGTAATACCGATGATGAGTTCCATAAAGCAACGAATATAGCGATTACTGCAGCAACCAAACCAATAATAATGCCAACTGGACCAGTTAGAAATGCAAATGCTGCGCCTATACCTTCGACAGCTCCTGTTATAATGCTAGCTATGCCGCTAAAACCACCTAATAATTCGAATAATGGGCCAATAACTCTTATAACAAACTGAATAGCCGGATAAAGGGCCATAAACGCGCCACCTAGTGTGGCTAATATACCTAACATCATTCCGATTATAGGATTAGCTGCAGTAAGATTCTTGATGAAATCAGTTACAGCTAGAGCTACGTTTAAAACTACTGACGCTAGAGGCGCCATTGCAGTTGCGACATTAATGATAATCATCACTAAATTACCTAATAATTGAAGTAATTTAGGACCATTCTCTTGAACATATGCTATAAACTTCTTAAATCCGTCTGACTTAGCAACAGTAGCACTCCAAGAAGCAAATTTCTCAGACATTTGAGCAAGTGATTCTAAAATAGAGTGAGTATTAGGTGCGAATGCTTTCATAAGGTTGAATATACCTTTGAAAGTATTACCAAATATCTGACCTATTAACGGTAAATTCTGTTTTGTATATTCAATAAACGATTTAATAGCATTTTGGCCTTCGGTAGATTGAGCCCACGAGTTAAACGCAGCGCCCATTTTCTTAAATCCAGCTGAAACCCACTCAGCAAGTGGCGCTAGTTGAGTGAGAACACTAATAATCCCACTACCAAATTGACCTGCTGCACTTAACATGTTGTTGAATATTCTTACACCTGTTGTACCCATCATTTCAAAGAAACTTTGTGCAACTTGTGAGTTTTTAACCCAATCAAGCATTTTAGCACTAGCTTGTTCCATGCCTTTTGACACTCCAGAGATAAAAGGTGTTAATCCTTGTAATGCAGCTTTTGCAGTATCAATACCATTTGCTAATGTATTAAATATTTGAGATTGATTTTGTTTAATTATGCCTTCCCACGCGCTTTGCAAACTATTTAATGCCGATTGATATCTTTGTGTTTCTGCTGTAGCTTCTAAAGTACCTTTTTTGAGCATGTCTAAAGCACTGACTGCCATACCAGCAAATAAACCAACACCAGCATATGCAGTACCAAATGCCTGTGCCATTCCTAGAGCACCACCAGCAACCACACCTGCTGCGTTCATAACTGCCATTAACGCAGGTACTAATGAAGCTATTGCAGGTACTAATAAAGATATGTTAGATAACATTGAGCCTTTTATCATATTGCCGAATACAGTTCCTGTGGTACGAATGTCATTTGCTAGGCGGTCCATTGCATTACTATAATCATCTATACCTGCTCTAAATGTTTTTAGCACGTTCGATGCACCTTTACCATCAACCTCGAGCCTAGTATGGACTTTATTTGGAATTGAACGTAACATTGCTTTAAGTGCTAAAATCTTAGATACAGCAGCGCCTTCGTTAACTTCGACAGTAGCTTTTGCTTTTTGTCTCGCAAAACTATTGAGCGACTTCTTAGCTTCTGCTATAGCTACACGAGCTTTTGTAGCATCTGCATCTAAATGAGCACTGTAAGAGTTACCATCAAACGCATCTAGGTCTATCTGTAACTTTGATAATGTTGTAATTGCTCTTCTAGCGTCCACATCGGCATGTGCATTAGCTGTTGAACCGTCAAAGCGTTCTAAATATGCTTGTGCTTCTTCGATGTTAGCTTTTGCGCTCGTTACATTAGCGTCAAGTTCAGCGTCTCCTCTGTAAGCGTCGAATTTTCTTACGTATTCTTCTGCGATAGCAACTTTAGATTTAACTTCATCAATATCGACATCTAAGTTACCTTCTGCTTTAGTGTTGTTAAATGATTCCATAGCTGACTTAGCACTTTCTACCGCTCTTTTAACACCAGATGAATCAGCGTCTATTTCATTGTCTTTAATCTTCTCCATAGTACCTTTGAAACGCTCTGCGGTATTTTTAGCTGCCTGTATAGCACTTTTAAATTTCTTAGCGTTAGCTTCTATTGTCGCCTTAATACTGTAATTAGCTTCTGCCACGTGTTCCCACCTCCTTATTTATTTAATTCTGCAATTTGTTGTAGTAAGTCTTTAGGTGGTTTGTTTTCCTCAAATTTGGCTTCTGAAGCGAATTTGACGGGTTCGCCTTTGTTTAATCGTTGAATGTTTTCTTGATAGTGCATAATATCATCGGCACTTTTGAAACGATATTCTGTCTCTTCTTTTTTACCACCACGTTTCTTTTTCTCCGCAGCCGCGTCTCTAATAGCAAATGCTAGTTTGTACATATCCATATCTCTATCTAGTTGTTCATATTCTAAGGCGTACATACGATAGTTAAACTCTCTAAGTGTCATTCGCTCTATAACATCTAAATCATAGATTTTGAGCTTACTCATGCATAAGATAACAATACGATCAAACGTTAAAAGTTCTTCCTCTACTTCTTGCTGTTCTTTTTGTATTTTTTCGGAACGAGGTTTTGGGTTAAAACACGCTTTCCCAGTTCCTCGATAACTTGGTTACAAAATTCTTCAAGTCCTGTATTTTCAATAACATTCTCAACAACTTCTTCTAAGTCTTTTTCTGTTTTAGGAGCGCCTTTTTCTTGTGCTGTTGCAGCTTTAATCACTTTTGCAACATCTACTACACTGTGGCTTTCTAATGCAGGTACTAACATTTCTGTACCTTTACCAAAGTTAACTTGTTCAGCTTCCATTCCCATTTCTTTATCAATGATGTTTAAGAACTTTAATCCAAATGATAATTCGATTGTTTTACCGTTAAATTTGATTTCCATATTTTTAATTACCTCACTTTATTTTATTAGTCAAAAAGAAAAGAGGGCTTTGAAGCCCTCATTGTTATACACTTTCTACTGTGCTAGGTTGGTTAGGTTGTGGGATATCTTCTGAAGCAAGACCATCGTTCGCAGGATCTGCAGCAACAGTATCGTGGAAGCCATAAGCTGCTTTGTTTTTCTCGATTTGTTCTGGTAAAGTAGCCCATCCACGTTTCTTTTTGAGATATACGCCAAATTCTGTTTCAAATTCTGCGATATCATCAGCGTCATTTGTACGGTCAATACTATTCCAATAACCTTGACGATATTCAGCTTTGTATTTACCTTCCGAATTTTTCACTTTTTTGTTAATTACCCATAATTCATATGGTACATCTTCTTCTGTAGCGTCCTCGATTTCATCGCATAACGTATCATCTTGGTTCATGTAGCAAGTGATAGTTACAGTAGACTCTAAAGTACCTCCGGAGTTAACAGGACCATCAACTGTGGCTTCTGTATCTCTATCTTTTTCAGTTTCGCGTTCTAATTCTGTTACCCACATTACTTTATTTGCATCTTTTTTATCGCCAGCCTTACGAATCAAGACTAACTCATCAGTACCTTGTTTAATTGCCATAGGTTTTGCCCTCCTAAAAAATTGTATAAAAAAACAAGCCAATTAATGACTTGTGTATTCAATATTTATTGTTATATGTGATAATGCTTGATTACTTTCTATTTCGATAGCTTCGTTGATATCTAACTGTGGATTAAACAAACTAAAACCATCGAGTTGAATATCATCTAACATGATATTTTGAGCTTGCATAAGCAAGTTATCGTTTATCCCTTTATCATCATCTAATCCCCACAAATGAACAGTAGCAGTAGGATTACCACCGAAACTGTCAAAAGTTAATACGTTCATGCTATCTGTAGTAGTTTGAATAGCGATGAAGGGATAAGGCAACTCTTGATTTAACTCTTTTGTTTCAATAACAGGGACACCAAGTTCACTAAATTTTTCGTATAAGTAATTGAATAGTTGAAGTTTAGCTGATTGTTTCATTACATGCCCCCCGTTTTACCGTTTATTAATTTCTCGAGGTCCTCTCTGACTTTTCGAGTGTATCTTTCATAAACAGGGAACATAAACGTTTCAGGAGCCATGTAACGCGTACCATATTCAAGGAACGAACTATATCCTGCATTAGAGGTAATAGCATACTTCATATCGCCAATTTTTGTATCTCTGATCATTCTAGCTAAATTTCCTGTCCAGTAACCTTTATTCATTACTGACTTAGCACTCACAACAGTATCTTTAGCAAACTCGCCAGCATTGTTTTTGAGAACTTCGTCAATGTCATCATCAATGCTACTGTGCATTCGATCTAGCTTTCTAATTAGAGCATCGATATCTCCAGCCACTATTTAACCTCCTCAGCATAGAATACAGTGTCATGTTCATAGTCGATACGTTTAGTGATAATGTACTTTGAATCTTTGATATAAGCATGAGTCACTTTTGGTTCAAAACGACCATTTAAGCGAATGACGTTAATATCTTTGGTTACATCTCCATACTCAAGATTAGTACGTTGCGGGGATAAAGGAGAAACGTTACAAGGAACTTCGTTGTACACTTGTTCCTTAACATCGTACTTACTTGTTTTAGGGTTGTAACTGCCTTTTGTTTCCTTAGAAAATGAAACGCGCTTGTTGTATCTCAATAGAAAACACCTCTACCACGTTTACTTGTCTCTTTTGGAAACAAAGCATCAATAACATCCATATACTCATCAAAATCATTACTTTGAAAAGTATTAGAACGTCCATCAATACTTTCTTGCGTCATTCCTTCGGCGCCAACACGATTAAAGCGTTTGACTGATACTTCTTCGATAATGTATTCCAATCGTTCTGGAACTTCTTCTATATCGATAGGAAGCAAACTAACCAAACGCTTTTCTGTATTGTTTATGATTATTTTGAGTAGTTCATCTTGCTTATCATCATCGATAGAGAGTAACATTTTTACATTTTTTAATGTAGCCATGTTATCCCTCCAACGTTTTTATAATTACCGCTTTTGTATCGTCCTTAGATACGTCTACGCCATGTTTTTTAGCTATTTCTAACAATTCAGCTTTTGTTGCTTTAGCATCAACATCTAAAGCGATATATTGCTCGTTATATACGTTTTGTTTATGGAATAGTTGTTCGATACGTTCATTAGTAATATCAGTGGAGAATTCATCTCCTACTTTATATTCTTTACCATCTTCTTTATCTACGAACGGTCGAACTACTTTGTAAGAATAAGCCATTGTAAGACCTCCTAGATTAATTATACGGTTTCAGTATTTCCACCAGTTGAAGCAGTACCAGCTGTTAATTTAGCGAATGCTTTGTCATCTGCAATATGGAATGCAACATCCATAGTTACACGTAAAGCAATTAATTCTTGTTCGAATAAGTTTACTGGTGAGCCGTCAGCATTTTGTACAGTTGATAATTGACCATCTTCTGAAATTTTGTAAGACATGTTGTAAGGAATTCCGTAGAACACTTTGTTGAAGTCCCCAGCGTATAAGTCGCCTTTTTTAAATTGATCTGATTTAAGGTCAACAACTGGTAGTCCGTCTAGTGTGTTGTTAGCACGGTCATAATAGCTTTCTTTAGTATCTTCATCACGAACTCCACGTAATGCAGTGCGATTTTGTGTTTTAGATAAGAAAGCGTTAGCTTCAACATCATCTTCTAATAAAGTGTCCTCTAAAGCAAAGATATTTTTTAAAGTGATATCACCTTTTACTACATTGTTAGCTGCAGTAGCTGATTGTTCTACTGATTGTTTGAATGGATTATCTACATTTAATAAACCTGCTTCGTCAAACTTTTTATAGAACTGTTCAGCAATTTGAGGTTTCATTGCTTCGAAGAAACGAGAGTAAGTGTAGTTTAAGTATTCACGAGAAGCAACGATGATAACACCTAATTTATGAGAACGCATAGACGCCTCAAGTAAGCTAGGTTTAGAAGTTTGGATTTTTTGACCTTCTCCTACCCAGTAAGCGCCTGGTTTATCTGCCCAGTAAGTGAACTTTTTCTCTGACTTTCCGCCCATATCTTGGTATTTACCTAATTGCATGATTTTAGAGTTTTGTAATACATCTAAAAGAATAGGCTCGTTGAAATCGTTTAATAATTCCCCTTCTTTGTGCTCATGCATCATTACATTATCTGGATTGAAATTTTGTGGTTTTACGTTTGCCATTTATAATGCCTCCAATTTATTGAATTATTCTATTTTGTCTTGCTATTTCTGCAAAACTATCGCTTGTCTTTTTGTTACTAGATACATCACTTCGTTGTCCAGACGGCGTTGATTGACGAGTAGCTTCTTTTACTTGTTCTTGAACTGCTCTGTCGAAATCTTCCTTAATCGCGTTGACAACTTCATTGATTTTTTCGTTATCTTCCAAATGGATTAGTGACTCTGCAAATGAAGTAGGTAAACCTTTGTCTTTAAGGTCATTCTCCACATCAGCTTTGAGTTCACGTAATCTGAATTCCTTTTCCTTTTCTGCTAAGGCTTGTTCGCGTTTCTCAAATTCTTTGTCTTTCTTCTCTTTTTCAGTTAACTTAGCGTAGCTTTCGCCTTCAGAACGCGCATTTTCAACAGCTTCTTTTAACCTTTGTTCGAATTTTTTCTCTTGATTTGCTAGTGCTGTATTTACAGCTTTATGTTTTTGACTATCCAACTCGCTTTGAGTTAATTCAAAAACCTTTTTGTCATCACTGTTTTGACTATTTTCCTTTGTTTCTTCTGTTTCTTGGTTATTGTTTGAATCATCTTCAGCGAAATGCTGTAAATTTAGCTTTAATCGTTTAATTTCATTCATTTATATCGTCCTTTCAAACAGTCCTAATACAAATGATTTTACGCATAAAAAAAGCACCCATTATAGTGCAATTAAGCCCAATAAAGTGTGCTGATATCTATGTTTATTACATTGTATTAATCCAGTTGATTACGTTATTAGCAGTTTAATGACTTACTTAGGTCATAGTTTAAATAAAATTCTTTGGTTCAAATGATTTCTTTTTATCTTGCTTAGGTTTCGCTTGTGCTCGGTTACTAGGGTTTGTGTCATTCAGACGCTTGAGTTCTTTGTGAATGCCTTCAAGAGCTGCAGCAATACGTTCGTTATACACCACTACCACCCTCTTGAATTGCATCAACAATTTTGTCTATTTTTTCTTGTGTTGTCATACTATCTTTAATGATGTCAGAAGGCTCTTTATTAAATATCTGATTGTATTCGTCATACACATCATCTAATCTATCTTGCAAGTAACTTTCATCGTACTTGTCATACTCATCGATTGTGTCACCATCAAGTTCAGTTACATCATAAAGACCTTCTTCTGTTTCGTAATCCTCTTCGTACTCTTCTTCTATTTCATCTCCAGGACCACCAAGTCCCTCTAAGAAATCTAAATCTTCTTGATCAAAGTCATCTGAAAAATCGTAATCTTCTTCCCAATTCTCTTCTTCAAATTCTTCGTCGTCTGGATCCATAAAGTCATCTTCATATTCTGAATCTTCTTCATCGCTAAAGTCTGTATCGATGACTTCTTCTTCTTCCCAATCAGCATCTTCATAGTCGCCTATGGAATTATCTACAATTTCTTCTGCTACACCTTCATTAGTAACTGGCGGTGTATTTGTAAGATTATTATCATCTGGCATTTACAACACCTCCTTTTAATCACTTAACAACGCCTCCGAAATATCTTCCTTCGCGCTCTTCAAAGAACTTATCACGCCAATCAGGATTGATGTGTGGCGCGACAGAACTCCGACAAAAAGGATGCATAGGCGGAGCGTTTACACCAGGTTGCATATCTTTAACTTTGAAAACTTTTTTGTTTAATCCTCTGCACGTCTTTGTTGTCTTACCATCAATCTTAGCGTGATATTCATATTCTGCGTCAGGTCCATGTTGTTCTAACATATGACGCTTTGCAGCTAACGTTTGCACTCTAGCAGTTTCTGTTATGAGTAAACGTCTTATCTCATACGTACTATTGCCAGTTTCTTTTCTAAATTCTTTTACGAATTCGTAAGGATGGCGACCTCTAAGTAATACTTGACTTGTCGCTTTCTCAACATGGTGTCTAACTACTTTCATATCACGCCATAAACGACGTGACCAGTTAGAGTTTTGAAATGGAGCAGTAACTATCGTTTTTACATCGTTGAGTGATACATGTATTGTTTCGCCTAAAATACCTGCTTGTTGCTCAAGAGAGCGATAATAGGACGATTCCATGTAATTATAAATAGATTGCTCTATACGAGCGTATGAGTACGTTACAATGAGCCCTAACTGTGCTTTAAGTAACTTCTCTCTATTCACATACATCGCTGTGTTGTATTGTTTAAGTTCTCTGTTCGCTCTATCGCTAAAGTCATTGTTTTTAACGTATGATTTCGCTTTATTAGCAAAAGATTGAACGTCGAAGTTATCAATTTTCTTTTTAGCTTCTGAAATACTAATACCTTCACTGTCTGCGTATTTTACATAGAACTTAGATATCTCATTCTCTATATCGTCAATCATGTTGTTAACAATGCGTTCAATCTCTTGGCTTATTTCCTTATCACTCAACGTTTCATCTTCAATAATCTCTTGAGCTCTTTTATCCCAATAAGTCATAGATCATCACTCCTCAATAGGTTGATTGGAGTTGTTAGGTTCATTGTCAGGATCTTGTTCGTTGTACATCAAACTATCAGAGTGCTTAATTTTTTCTTCTTGTTCTTTCTCGATACGTTTGACTTCATCTTGCGGATTGTCTATGAAAGATACAAGAGACATCAGTGTTTGTTGGCTAATTTCTCCACCAGCACTCATGTACATTTGCATTTCTTCTGTAATTGACTTAGGTAAGTTTCGAGTGAACGTAAATACTAAATCTTTGAGATTATCTTTGTCTATCTCTCTATTCACGCCCATGATTTCTCCGACTAACTTGTAACGTCTAACCAATCCCTTTCGGAACAATCCTTCTTTGATTGCTGTACGTTGTTCTAAACCAAATAGCTTATATTTCATGGCCTCACCAGAGGTCTGACCAGCAAAATTCTCGTCGCTCATATCTGGTGTGTTAGTAAGTGTATGAATATCTTTAGCAATTCTTGTTTTATATGATTCAACACCACTTACATCATATTGCTTGTAGATATATTGAGCGTCTACATTACCTTCAGTGACTTTGTCGTCCACTGTTGCGTATTCAGGAGGTGCTAAATGGAATACATTCGCTTCTTTCTGTAAAGTTGCTACCTCTTCGTTTAAATCAACGTTACCTTTAATTAACAACATTGCATCGTTTAAATCACTCATATAGTTAGCTGTATCTGATTGCGCTTCATCATATAAGTCAATAAGGGGAATAACCTTCTCAAAGTCTCCTCTACGTTTTTCATTGTTACTGAACTCTGTAATAGTAACTTTACCGAATGAATGTGCCTCTGGTGGTTTTCGCTCGGACAGCTCTAAGTTAGTTACACTGTTTGCCTCATAGAAGTATGTTGCTTTATCTGTAATAACATCAACATAGTAAATGTTACTTTCAACTTCCGTTAACTCTACGCTATCTTCTGTTGATACCTTCCAATATCTAATAGCCATCAAACTATTCTTCTCTACGCTGGTATCATATATAACAAAAGTATTGCGTGGATCTGATTTGTAAAATCTAACCTCATCTTCTTGGTTACGTATAATGTATTCATAAGCTCTACCAAAGATAGACAAGTCTAAACCTAAAGAGCGATTGTGACTATCTACATCGTTAAGACTGTGTAACTCATTTAATTTACTTTGTGTCATCTCTTTTTCTGATTGCACTTGTATTGCATGTCCGAAGCAATAACCATTAATAAAGTCAGTGATATATGAAGCAAAATCGTGTGCCGCTCTATTATCTGCTAAGTGTTTTTCTCTCCGACGTTTGTTACGCATGATGTTAAAGTTTAAACCTTGATAATAATCATCTAACATTTGTAATCTTGGAACTTGCGCCTCTAAATGATGACGAATGAAGTCACTGATATCGTTAGGGTTATCTAACAAGTCTTGTACTGTGCCATCGTATTTGTACGTTTCAACTGCGTCGCGTCTGTATATTTCATCGCGCATTTGTCGTCGTTCGATATCTCTTTCGAAATTGTTTACGTGTGCCATGTGTTACCTCCTTTATAAGCCCATTGCCTTTGCTCGGCTAATATTCTTCTTAATATTGACGTTCGTTCTGTTATTTCTAGGGAAATGGAAACGTTCTAGGGAATAGCGTAATCCATCGAGCAAATGGTTGTTTCTGTCGATAGGTTGGTTTAGCCAGTTACCTTCTTTGTCTTGGTCAAACGTGTAAGTGTTTAATTCTTCTATCGTATGTTCACAAGATGGATGTACGTATATTTTGAATCCTTGTATAAATTGAACACCTTGCATAATAGACCCTTGACCTTTAATTGATGGTTTAATGTTAGGAATACCTTTACGCTTAATCTCTGCAATCAAACGTTTCTCAGCACTATCTGCAACAATAAGCGCATCTTTATATCCTTTATCTACATACATTTGATATATCTCATCAGTGAGCATACCTTTTTCATAGTGTTCGTCATATATCCATAATTCTCTATTCTTTATGTCCACAACGGTGCTGATTAATGTTGTCGGGTCGTGAGTAAACCCAAAATCGCTTCCGTGCGCTTTCTCTTGAGTTCGTTTGTACACTTTTAACCAATCAAACTCTTTCACTTCGAAATTATCAAACACAAGCCCCTCAGCAACGCCCCACTCTCCATCACATACAATCCTTGCACGTCTCGGATTAGTTCTATACAAGTCCTCATAACGTGCAATATCAACCTCATCAAGCCATTCATTTACTCGATAGGTCGTCGTGTATGAGAATGTGTTGTTTAGCTTAGTATCTTCATCAAAGAATGTAGGTTTAAGCCAGTGACGCTCACTCCAAGGGTTGAACGTTATAGTGATTTGCTTAAAGAACTCTGGATCATCCACAGAACCACGTATAGATTCAACTACTGTACTGAACTTATCAAAGGTTTCTATCTGATAAGTTTCCTCAAACCAAGCCCAGCAAAGTATGCCGTTCTCTACAGTGATAGAAGTTATTTTCAACGGATCATCCAATCCTCTAAATAATATCTTCTGGCCAGTGGGTTTGTATGTTATCTCTGGCAAACTGTCATTAAATTTGAATAAGTGTTTAACTCCTAGTCTATTGGTAGCCCAACGTAAATCTGTGTATGTCGATTGTTTGTTAGTGTTGCTAAAACGTCTTACAACAAGCAAGTTAGACCAACTGTATTGCATAATTCTAAAGATAAAATTAAGTGCAGTTGTTTTTGATTTCTTGCTACCCCTAGAACCTTTAACTACACGATAAAAGTTTTTGTTGTTAAAGAATTTGTTATAGCCACCACCGACGATTTCATCTAATTTAATATCCACAGTTAATCCTCTAACGGTATATTGTTAATAATATTAGGGGTAGTGACTTCTAACTCTTGTTTGTCTACCGGTGTATATCCTGAACGGTCCAATATATCTTTCGAAGCTTGAAATCTAACCAATTCACTTTTAGCATCTAAAAGATTAATCATAGTTTGTAATGCCTTAGGTACTTGATTAGATAAGTATTCAACTTGATAACCTTTAAGACCTTCTCTAAATTTATTGTCATGTTTCCACCGCGATATAGTTGAACGGTTAACATCAATTTCAGCAGCGATTTCACCATCACTTAAACTCATCTCATTCTTGATGCGTATGTACTCTTGTTGTTTTTTAGTCAATTCCAAATACGCTCCAAATGTTGCATTATTTTGCATTTTTGTCATCTCATATATCACCAACTCTCACGATATGCTCTTTAGTTTATTTTTTAACATACAAAAACCTACCCGAATTGTCTTTCGGATAGGCTACTTAGGAGAAAATAATAACTCAATACATTTTTTCAAGGAGTAAAAATGTTAGAAAGGTTTAAGACTTATATCTAATAAGGGTGAATTATACTGTGAAGCGTTAATCTTCACAATATCATAATAACTCGTTTTTCAGAGGACTTATATATGTCAAAAGTCCACTTAAACATAGCCTATGTAATTGGCTAGTTTTTCAATCATTGCGTCACGTCTACGTAAAATGCTAGTTTTATTTGTTCCGAAGTATGCCGCTAAGTCCTCCCAGTGATAACAACCAATAGGACACTCCCAATATCTTTTATTAATTAGATCAAGTGTATCTTCATCTGCCTCATTTACAAGTTTATCCACACCGTTGACAATGTTCCTTAACGTGTTATATCTCTTGTTACTTAACTTCTTAACAGATTCTCTTTCAACTGGATTACCCGGCAAATTACTTTTACCTGCGCCGATGTTTTCAGGCTCATGATTTTCCAAAATTTCATACTCACAGATTTTCATTTCTTTTCTGTACCGTTCTACGTGCTTAATATATTCTTCTAGCTTTTTTATATCGTGTTTTTCAATTGTTATCACTTCTTACCCTCCTCCGACTTAACTACAATCCAAATGATGTAAACGATAGGTATAAGTACAATCCAACCTGTCATCGTCTTACTCCGTTAATATCATATTGGTCACTTTCATTCGCATAATCATTCGGCGCCTTATCCACTTCATCATTCGCACTTAACTTGTAATACAACTCTCTACCCAACCACTTACCTAACTCATACACTGCGATAGTAAACCATATCTTTAATATGCGTTTAACCATTCTGTTCACTCCTTAATTTTATTAATTGCCTGTTCTTTACTCTCTGCCTCCACAATAGAGAGAGTTTCGTTTGTGCGCGCTTTCTCAATGTTTGTGTGGATATGACCTGTGCTATCCGTAAATTCTCTGATTAAGAATTGTGGCATGGTATCACCAACCTACTCTTTCTAATCGTTTTTGATAATATGGTAAACTGTCATAAAACTCTCTGGCTTCTGTTTTCCAATAAAATCTTTTACCATGAGACTTCCCTTCATCGTCAATCCACACTACATTCCATTCGCTCATACTAAATGTATCTGTAAGTTCTTTGATAAGCCCTATCATTTCCCTAACACCTCTTTTACTTTTTCTACTATATCTTTATTCTCCTGTACTTCCATATGCGCCTCTGTCACTTTCATTTTCAAACTCCTTAACTTCTTTGGGTGTAGGATATACAACTGGTGCTACAACTAACTGTGCTAGTCTTTCGCCTTTTTCCACTGTGATATCTTCATCACCTATATTGTCTGTGATGATACCTATTTCTTTATGATATGTTTTGTCTATTGTTCCTAGTGCTACACGTAATTTAGTTTTAAGTGAATTACCTGATCTAGGTCTCACTTGTGCTTCATATCCATGAGTTAAATTAATAGCTACGTCAGTTTTAACTGCTTTTGTTTCTCCTGCTTTAATTGTTGTTGTTTCTGATACATACAAATCTAACCCACTATCTGTAGAATTTGCTCTCTTCGGCATAGTCGCGTTTTCTGATAATAATTTAATTTCTAATGTATTTGTCATTTATTGTTCCTCCTTAATTACTTTATCCATTCTATTGTTGGTTTTCCTTTATATCCGTGTTCAAATACAAACCATGCAAAACACATTGTACTAGCCCATTTTTTGCCGTTTTCATCTACTGGATTACCATTCCTCAATGGATTTTGTCTTTTTGTGAATACGTATACCGTTTTCAACGGTGAGTTTTTAAATAGTTCGTAACGCGAAACACCTTCTAATAACTGGATTTTACAAAACATAGCAACTTTATTGTTTGAAGTCTCTAGCGCTTTCTCAATGAATTCTTTCGCATATTTATATGGTGGATTTGTTATAATATTATCAACTTTCTCAAAGTCGTCATTCAAAAAATCTTTGTACGTTTCACCGTATCCTCGATTTATAATGTCATTTGAATGGACTGTGTGCCCCCTTGATTTCAACACTTCAGATATATGCCCTTCACCACAGCATGGTTCAAGTATATCTCCTTTAAAATCTTCAAAATCCAGTAATTTTAAAGTGCTTTCTGGTGGTGTTGCATAATAATCATTAATCACTCTTTTTCTCGTCAACGATGTTCCCGATAAAGATGTCCCTGTTAATGTATTACTCATCACTACCACGCTCCAAATCGTTCATTTTAGTTTTTATAACTTTAAATGCAGTTAATAAGTTTTCAAAGCGTTCAAATTGTTGTGGACTTTGTGCATAATCTTTTCTATCAATAAAGGTCTCATTTTTGTCTAATACGTATTCCTTTAACTTATCCCACGCCTCTGCTTTCCTTTTCACTTCTGCCATATCATTGATGAGTTCATCACGTTGTTTCTTATAAGCGTCACGTTCATTTCTAAATTTCCACCAATCACTACGTGGATAGCTTTCGTCTAAATCTAAGTCATTGTTTCTAATGAATTCTAATAATTGTTCCTTAGTTACTTCTGCCATCTAATTCACACCTTTACTATGTCGTATCTATCATCAATCTTTACACGCTCACTACCTACCAACACGGTTAAATAAGGTTCGCCATTAAAGTTATAGTGGAACTCTTCCACAACTGCTGGGAATGAGTTTGTAGCGTTAGGGTATTTAAACCAAATATCATCACCTTTATTTAATTTGTGTAATTCCATCTATCTCGCCACCTTTTTAGGAAAAATATCGTTTTCCATTAAATGACTGCACCACTTACCCCTACCGTGTTTTTGAGGCACGTTGAACAAGTGAGGTTTCTTACGTCTTAGTTCTTCCATTCTTCGTCTTTGGATACGTTCTTTTAAACTTTCGACTCGTTCCATTCTTTTTAGTGCATTCCACTCTTTGCGACGCATACCGACTGGCGCTTCAATTGCGTCGTAAAAATCCCAGCCCTTATTTATTCTTTGTCTCAAAGAGAACATGTTTATTCCACTTTCTTTCATTTTCATTTCATCTTTTTCAGTCATCACAAAAGTTTGTTTACCTACTCTAATGTTTTTCATTTAGTCCACCTCAACTAAATCTATAAATTCAAAGTTCTCGTTCATCAATTCTTTTTCTGGGTTCTCCGCAATCACATCAAGTAATTTCTCTTTTTCTTCCTCGATGTCCATCTGGTTTGTAAGTTCTCTGGTGTAATCGCACTTGATTTCAACTGTAGCGTGAACCGTAAACGTTTCCTCTCTCACATTCACTCTATCTCCTCCACACGATGTAAGTTGTATTAACATTGTCATTAAAAACTTTTTGAAAGTGCATACCTGCATAGTTGCCGATATTGAACGTATCTTCTGCTAAAGGTATGACACTGCACATTTTCCAACCGTCTATGGTATATAAGTAATATTTGTCTTTATATCCCTCACGTAGTCCCATCACTACACCTCCACAATCGGTTGTCTGTATGCTTTTTCTTCTAACTTTCTATTGATTAAGTTGTTTAGTTCCTCATCATCTTTCGCCCAATCAATCATCTTTTGAGCATACAGATCACTGCATTTCAATATCTCTATGATGTTTTCTTTTGTTACCATGCGTCACGCTCCCTAAAGTCATCGCCTAGCACTTTTACTGTTCTAGCGTTATGTTTCATTCTTGAATTGATACGCTGCCAATTCATATCTTGATTTAAGTGTTTATCACTAAAGTTAGTAGTAAAGATGTTATTTTTGCCTACTCTGTTATCTACTATGCTAAATAGCTTATTGAGTGTATGTTCTGTGTTTTCTACGCCTACATCATCAAGTACAAGCAAATCTATATTACTTAATAACTTAACGAGTTCGTCTGTCGTCTCAGTCGCATTTTTGTTGTAAGTCGCTTTAATACGCTCCATTAACATTGGAATGTGCATAAAAGCCACTGAATATCCTTCGTTTTTAATTGCTTTAGCTATGGCATACGCTATATGGCTTTTTCCGGTACCGTATGAGCCTTGTAAGATTAAAGACTTAGGTTTATCTACCGAGAATGTTTTGACGTACTCTATAGCTGTTTTTTTAGCGTATACTTGCTTTTCGTTCTGAGGTTGGTAATTATTTACTGTTGCATCTCTTAGCGAACCGTTTACAGTAGATTGATTGAAGATATTATTTATATATTTTTGCTTACGTTTTTTCTCTGCTTCTTTACCAGCTTGTATCATTGAACAGTCACAGCCATGTCTGAACTCATGACCGTTACTAAATTTGTAATAGTCGTATGTGTTCCCACATTTACTACATTTAAGGTTGTGTTGTTCTTCTACGATGTTTTTATTGGGCTTTATGTTTCTGGCTAGGCTTTCCATCGATTGCATTCAATCACTCCTAATCCCAGTAGCTAGGGTCGTATTTCATTCTTTCAAGTTGATCTACGCCACTAGGTTGTAACTCTTGATTAAGGTAACCCTCAAACTTAGTACCGAATAACGTTTCGGGTCTTAGATACTGATTCATTTTTTCGTCGTTTAACCATTGTGAAGTCATATTATCTATGACCTTCCTAAATTCGTTTTCTGTAAACCCTTCGTTCCACCGAGCTTCTATACATCTTTTAGTTTTACCAGTAGAATGTTTATAATGTTTTCCAGTTTTCAAATTGAGATAGTCTACTATATTTTCAAAAGGTATATATTCTTCTTTCCTTTCTTTTTTCTTTCCTTTTTCTTTTTCTTTTTCTTTATTCCATAGACTATCTATACTGTATGGATAGTCTATGTGAGAGGTATTTTTTTCTAAACTATTCACATAGTCTAAATATTGTTCAATAAAGCTAATTTCTTTTACATTGTCTAATTCTTGTTTGATACGGTTAACAACTTTTTCCGAATTATTCCAATTAAACTTAGCCCAATTTAATATAAAAAGTTCTTTTGTATTCTTTGAATATTTTATCTTTCCGTATTCTACGAATCTGTTTAATAGCTTTTCTACAGTTTCGCGATTATATCCAGTTTCTAACTCAATAACCCTATATGGTAATTCGTATATTCCACATTGAGAAGTTTTGCTGTTAGTCATGATATACAAGTAAAAATACTTTTCTTCTGGGGTGAGGTCTAAAACAAAAGCGTCTTGCCAAAATTCTACATTAACAAATCTATGCTTCCCCATTTCTGATCACCTCATCAATCTGATATAACAATTCCTCCTCGAAGACCTTATAAGTTTTAGTTTGTTTAGCTACATCAATAGGAATATCAAAACTATCAAAATTTTCGCTCCATATTCTCATAATCTCTTTTAACTCAAAATCTCTATAAAAAATGTTTCTGTTTTTGAAGATTCCTCTTATATAACTACTTTTTTTAATGTATTCTGCTACTGGGTGTTTTTCATAGTAAGCAATTTTTTCGATTTTATCGAATACAATATTACTATCAGATTCTTCATAGGCTGCAAAAGCTTTATCAGTAGCATAGACTAAATCTTTAAAATCATACTTCATTAACCAGCGTTTTAGTTTTTTCTTACCTACTTCCGTTATTCTTGTTGATAGAGTTTCTTCAATATATTCGGTTAACATATCTACTTTATGATTATCTAAATTAATCAATTCTTTCTTCCATTCCATCATTTGTTCTAGTTGTTTTTTACGTTCATTCAATAAAATCAATTCGTTATGTTGTTTTTCTAATTCAGATTTATCACTTAGTTTTTTGTTTCCTTTTCCGTTATTACACTCGAAACATGAAGTGATGAGGTTAGATATATCGTTTGAACCACCTTTAGAAACTGGTTCTATATGGTCTACGTTCAATACAACTTCAGGCGCTGATTTTCCGCAATATTGACAAGTGAAATTATCTCTTTTAAATATTTCAAATCTTGTTTTGTTAGATAAACTTTTTCTTTCGCTCACTTAATCCGTTCTCCTTTCAACATTTGGTTGAGCCGACTATCCACATCCACCCAACTGTCATGTAATTTGTATTTCTCGTTGAAACTGTCTATACCTATTTGATGTTGTTCTCTGTGGTGATTAGGACATAGTGCTAATACTTGATTGCCTATATGATTAATCTTGCGTCTGTTACGTCCTCGACCTACTGCGTGATAATGTGCAAGTTCAGCCTTTGGCTTACCACATATTACACAATTTCTGTTGATAGTAGCCCAGTAAAGATAACTCTTGTCTTCTTTCATCAACTTACTTGTCTTTAATCTCATAGGAACTTGATGATGAAACATAAAAGCAATAATCAATTCAATTAACTCTCTAGCTATTTTTTTAGAACAATTCTTTAAACTAATAGGATCATAGCCATTCATTATTTCTAATTCGAATTGAAAATCTTGCCTCATAGCTTCTTTAGGTTGACCTAAATGTAATTCAATATCTTCGCATAATAAGAAAATTGTTCTGCGTTGTTTATGAGTTATCTTTTCGTGGTCTGGAACTTCTATATCTGCATTAAGTGAGTAACCGTTATCTAATAAATCTATATGACTTTGCTCTAGTTCAACACCAGTGGCAACGACGGAGTATGTACCGTCGTTATCTTTCTGGTATCTTGTAATGCGTTGCATTTAATCACATCCTAGAATGCTAAATCATCTTCATAACCTAATGGGTCATTGTTACCAAACGGGTTATCTTGGCTTGTCATTGGCGTTTGTTGTGAATTGCTTTTCTCTTCAGCTTTTTGCTTTTCGGTTTTAGGGATCGGTTTATTAATTATTCCTTCTCCATTTTTGTAAGGTTTAATAAATGAAAAATCAGTGAAATATTTACCTTCATCTTTATTGAATTTCCATTTCAAAACTAAATGACATGGTTTTCCAATTAATTCGTTAGTATCAAAGTCTAAACTTGGAAGATTTAATTTAATGCCTAATCTAGTTAGTAGTTCTATCAATTGTTTTTCTTGGAAATCATATTTGTAAGGTGGAACAAATTGATTGTGTTTGTATTGTTTACCTTCATCATTTTCGAATACGATTGTAAAATATCTATTCTCTCTATCATTAAATTCAATATTTTTAACTTTTACTGTGAATTCTCCAGCTTGAAAACCTGTTGTACCGTTATAGAACTTTTCTTGATTTGTTTCTTTAATATATTGAGCTTGTCCTGAAATTTTCATAATTGATTACCGTCCTTTTTATTTATAATTTTTAATTTCCGTTTTGTGCCATATCTACAATTTTTGAAATCGAAGCATTCTTAATGTTTGGGTTGTTTATTGTTATTTCTGGATTGTGTCTGACTTTCGTTGTATATAAATTAGATGGCTCAACCGAAAAAACATAATCATGTGTTGAATTACCATCTTCATCGGTGTGATCTTCTATAAACGTATGACCTATAATGTCAAATTGTGTTACTAAATTATTGTGTATTGCAGCTTGTACTTCGATTGATATTCTAGGATTTATAATGTTTCCGTTTTCGTCTTTATCTTCTGAATTAAGCCCTTCATGTCCTGTTATAACAACGTGGAAACCCAATTTATCTTTTAGTTTTAATAAATGTCTAATTGAATTAACAATGAGTTTCGACGTTTCTCCATAATCTTGAATTCTAGCTTTAGGCACAGCGTTTATTTGTAATACATGGGCTAATGTTATATCTCTTAATTTTTGTGCAGTTTCAATCACAACTACATCTACTGGTATGCCTCTGTTTCGTGCTTCTTCGATTATTTTGTCTATATTAGCTACTATTTTTCTAAAAGAATTATAACTATCAACTTTCTTAACAAATCCTTTTTTGGTAACTCTAGTCCCATCTTCATGAACATCTATAATAAAAGCATTGTTTTCTCTAGTTGCTAAAGTCGTTTTGCCGGTTCCTGATTTACCGTATGCCATAATTGAATAATACTTTTGAATATTTTCATTGATTTGTTCAATACCTAATTCTTTAAAGATATCAATTTGTTTATTGTTTTTTTCAGCCATCTACTTCACCACCAGACTAACTGTTTGTTTTAGTTGCGCACCTGGTATTTCTTTACCTGCCTTTAAGTCATCAGTTAGCATTTTTGAATTTAGTTTAGGCGCTTGTGAAACCCAGTATTCTTTAGGTATTTTAGATTCATCTACTACATCTTTACTCGCACCATTTTTACGTTTGTAAATGTAATTCTTAGATGTTCTGTAGTTATCTAATTGGCGTTGGTCTAGCATGTCAGAAAGATAACCTTTCAAACGGTCTGAAAATTTTACTTTTGATTTTTTTAACTCTTGTAGACGTTTAAGTTCTTTGTCTATAGCGTCCACATCTGAATCAACACTACGTTTAAGTCCAACAATGTTATCTACTTTTTCGTTTAGTTCTAATTCAATCGAGTCCAGTGTGTCTTGTATAACTTGTGGGTCAACATCTTCATCAGCCATGTTTAAAACTGATAAGAATTTATCGTTAATTTGGTAAATGTTACTCATCAATCAAACACTCCCCTTTAATCACTTTTTTAGCTAAGTCGAATTTGTCACGAAGTTGTTCTGATGTGTGATATTCAGCGAATATAATGTTTTTAACTTCTGCCTCATACTCATCTGAGTAATGAAAGAAGAATAAGACGACTTCGTCATCGTAAATTCCTGTTCCAAATTGACATTCAACATTCTCTTTACTATGGATAATTAATGCATTTAAGTCGTTAGCAATTTTTAGTAATTTGTGTTTCAACTTGACGACCTCCTTATTTAGTTGTAAATTTTAAGTACATATATTTTTAAAAATCTTCGACTGTTACTCATTGGCGTGGGTATCAGTCTTTTTTGTTATCTCAAGCCACTTTTCCCAAAAGAATGTGCTAAAGATAAAAGTCAAGATTGCAACGCCTATAATTGTTGTAAAACCACCTCCTAAAATTAATGTGATGATCATTGCGATAAACATCGTCATGTAGCTTAGTAGGTACTTCATTTATCATCCTCTCCTTTCATTTCTAAAAGTTTTTCGATATATCCTCTTTCTAATGCGAAATCAAATAACATTTGTTGAATGTGTTCAGGCATTACGGCCACTCCCTTCGTGTATAATATATTTATCGCTACTGCGTTAGATTGGGGGTGTTGATCATGTTGTATAGTGAATACGAAAAGATTTATTATGAAGTTGTTAATAAAGCTAATGAATTATATGGTGGCGAAAGCAAACATTTCAAAAATAATCTTCAGAAACTAAAGAAAAATGCTGATGAAAGTGTTTCTTACGAGATTATTTACTCCGTTGCTTTGCATGAGTCATTAAAATATCAACAAGATTTTATCTTCTTAAATTTAGGAAAAAGACTGTTTAGCGAAAATCATTAAAATGTCTTATTAATCTGATGCCATCATTTTGTTTTTTAGGGTAAACAAATTTTTTTCCTATAGCTTTTTTATAATTCCTAGCACTTCTAATCTCCTCCGCCAAGATGACGATTAGGAGTGCTATTTTAATGAGTTGTAGTTTGTTCATCGGTAAACCTCCTCTAAAGTGCCGTTTCCGACATCAATATATTTTGTTTAATAAACTCGATTCCTGGTTTAATCTCGATGTAACGTTTATGATTCTTTCCGAATCGATACATACAAGATTGTTGAAACTCTTTATTTGAATAAACGTGTTTTTCTAAGTCGTTCTTAGAAATGCCACTCACTTTTACAAATTCGTTTGCGTCTGCAAAGCCGATGTATTCCATTAAAATCACTCCTTTTGTGTATAATTTGGTTATCAACCTAAGGAGGTGATAACTATGTCTGAATTATCTATTGAGCAACGCGCCCATGATTTAGCTTTATTAAAAGCCGAAATCTTAGCTAATCAACAAATTGCTGAAACTGGCACCGTTAATATTGAGCTAACGAGTGAGTATGCAATTGCTTATGCTGAAGCTAAAGATGCTTTAGAGAAAATCTTTACAAAAGACCAAGATTAACTCTTACTTTTCTCGCATTTTCTTTGTTTACAACTCTAGTAAGTGTTTCTGGTTTTAAACTTTTCTCAATTTTTACAATCTTCCACGTCACAACTGCCATTGTGATGAGGAGGGTTGTTTTAAATAGTTTGTCCATTCTATTCACTCCTTAATTTGTTTGCTCGATTGTGGGTTAATATATAAATTTATCTTTCTGCTATACTCCTTATGAGGAGGTGATATTGTGCTTACTAATGAAGCCGAGTTCGTTTTACTTCAACTTTATCGTTGTTATGAAGACGATATTCAAGATGGTAAAACCAAAAGAGAAGCAAGATATTTTGAAGATGAACATAGTGTTCGTGATAATTACTTTATTGGTATAAATTCAGAAGATTTTCATTTAGCTTTAATGGAACTTTCAAACCACGGTTATTTAAATACACCGAAACCCACAATGGATGGTTATCCGGAATTTATACTTGAACCATCAGCTATAGCTGAAATGCAAAATCGTTATACAAAGAACCTAAATAAAGTTCTAAAAAGGATTAATGAATTGAAAAAGTTAATTCTTTTTTAGACCCACCACTTCCCAATCATCAGCTAATAAGTCTTCTGCCATTGGTTGCCACAATTGATAGAAGGCTTTTTGCCTTGGCTTCACAACTACGTATCCATAACTATTTGTAGGTAAAAGTTCTAAGTTGTCTCCTGGTTTTCTAAATGTTTCAAATTCAGATGAGCGATAAATTGGTTTACCTCTTTCCATAGCTAACTTTGTTGCCTCTTGTATATTCATAGCGACCTCCTTTAAGTTTTTTGCGGTTCTCGTTTCATTTTTGAGACGTTATGATTAAAAAAATAATCGTCCATACTAATATTCAATACATCGCAAATCGCACTCGCTTCGTCGATAGTAAAATTACTTTTATTCCTATTTATCTTTTGACTAAAGCGTGCGGGGTTCATGCCAATCATATTAGCTACGTCTTTATGAGAATATTCACTTTCATCAATGAAATTCCTTAAGTTTTGATATCTCATTTTGTTCATGTTGAAATCACCTCTTTCGTCTCATTTATGAGATTACACTGATTACTATACAGGTTCGATATTTCAGTGTCAACAAATAAATTTCATTTTTGAGAAATAAATTTGTAAAATGTGTTGCAAAAATGAGAACAAACTTATATAATAAGTTTGTAAAATACAAACAAGGAGTACAAAAAAATGACTAATTTCTCAGACAACCTTAGTAAATTAAGAAAATCTCGCAACTTATCATTAAAAGAATTGAGCGATAGACTTAATGCAAGATATGAAGTTAAATTTTCAAAAGCATCGATAGATAGATGGGAAAAAGGTTTTACAAGTCCTTCGATGGAACACGCTAGCGCATTATCAGATTACTTTAATATATCTTTGGATGAATTAAGTGGAATTAAAGAAATGAAAGAAAAAGAACCTACTACTCTTGCAGCGCATCTAGAGGGTGAACTTAAACAAGAAGATGTTGATTACATAATGAGTTTAATAGATAGATTTAAAAACGAAGATAAATAAAGGGATTGGTTTTAATGTCACGTTACGAACAATTACTCGCTGAGAATGAACACATTAAAATTAAAGATACACATTCACTACCTGATGGGTATAGTGGTTTCTATAAAGACGGCATAATATTGATAGATAAAGATTTATCCGAAACACGCAAAGCAGAGGTTCTCTTCGAAGAATTAGCGCATCATAAACTTACATATGGGAATATCTTAGACCAGTCTAAATGGATTAACCGTAAGTTTGAAAGTTACGCAAGACGTCATGGATACGAGGCAGCACTACCCTTGCGTATTATCGTAGAATCACATCATTACGGTGTAAATAACTTATATGAACTAGCTCAATATGTTCAGTTAAGTGAAGAGTACGTATTAGAGATATTGGCATATTATAAACAGAAACATGGTATTGGCACTCACTATGGCGATTACTCTATTACGTTCGAACCGTTGCGAGTTTATAAGTTGCATCATATTGATTAACAGCGCCCTAGTGACGGATATAAATTAACAGGATAAACACATATGCTGAACTTTATGGAAACATAAAGAAACCACGGATAAAAAACCGTGGTGATAACAATATTGAGTATGATTGGCTCTCCTGCATTTAAGGCGTTTAAAGAAATTGAAAATAGTCGTCCTGAACTTTCTAAAGAATTCGGAATTAATAACTTTAAAGGGGTTGAGGCTATTAATATTCCTTCAGCAGTGAAAGAACAAGCAAGATTCGCACGTAAATTTGCTAAAGATGCCAATATCGGTAATTACATTGCCCTGCTATACAGTAATGTATAGTTTGTATCGGGTGAATTCAAAGGAAGCCTAAGTCTATTGATATGGTGACTTTGAGCCAAGCCTTTTAAGGAAGGTGCAACGCATAGTTTCTGAAATAACGAAACCACGAGCGCCCGATATCCTGTTGACTTTATTATAACATGAAATTATAGGTATGTATTTTGTTAATAGCTTGAAACTATTAATACCGTTTTTCTAGGGTACCTAGTACCCTTATTATTTTTTTACCTTTTTTGAGGAGGAATAGGCAAAATGGCAACATTTACAGTTAATAAACGTAAAAATAAAACAAGTTCATCGTGGCAGTACGACGTTAAACACCCTAGTTTAAAATCGGGGAAGAAACGTAAATCTGGATTCAAAACTAAAGCAGAAGCCACTAATGCAGCGCAACAATTAATTAGAGATTTAGAAGATGGAAACCACATAGAAGAAAGTAAAAGGTTTGTTGATTATTATAATGACTGGATTGAAATTAAAAATAAGAAACAGTTATCTACCAAACAATTTTATTGGTATGAAAGAGCTATCAAGTTATTTACCGAACACTTCGGAGAACACATGTTAGTGAAAAATATTACTCGAACAGAATATCAGAAGTTTTTAAATAGCTACGGTAAAGGGCGTACAGATGAAACAGTAAGAAAAGTACACGGATGCTTAATGAGATGTATTAGAGATGCAGTTTATGATGGTTATTTAAGGAAAGACCCTACTTATAATGTGACTGTTAATGGAACTGAAAATGCGAAAGATGAAAAATTTAAATATATAACTATTAAAGATTATTTAGCAATGATGGATTATTTTAAATCAAGAAATGAAGAGAGTTATATATTTCTATATATATTATCGATAACCGGTGCGAGATATAGTGATGTGATCAACATGACGTACAAAGATTTAAATAAAGCGCCTGGAGTCGTTCATCTTCCAGGAACAAAAACGAAAAATTCAAAACGAGATGTTGAAGTTAATCCAAAAGATATTACACATATTAATACAAAATTATCAAAATTGCCTCGTCGTATTAATGGTAAGTTGTTTAACGTTAGTCATACAGCCATAAGCAACGCTTTTAACCACACTAAACAAGTAATTGGATTAAACGATAATAACATCACACCCTATTCACTTAGACATACACACACTTCTTATTTATTATCTAAAGGAATACCAATTGAATATATAAGTAAACGTTTAGGGCACGCTACTATATCACAAACATTAGACACGTATTCTCATTTATTAGAAGAACATAAAAAAGAGCAAGGTCAACGTGTCAGAGAATTATTCTCTTGA